TCAATGATGAGTTTATTACTAAATTCATTAAAGCAAAAAATGCATTACCAGACGCAAAGAATTTTGCAGTACAAGTTCAAAACAACAAGATTAAATTTATTATTAATTACTCAACCGTAAATGCTGATAACATATCATTTGATATGGATGGTGGTGTAGATCCAATTGACCCAGTATGTTTCTCAGCAGATAAATTAAAAGAAGTGTTGGTTGCAAATAAAGGTGATGCTGGCCATTTAAAAGTATCAACTCAGGGATTAGCTCGTATTGATTTTACTGGTGCTGACTTTGATTCAACGTATTGGTTAGTAATGCTGCAGAATTAACAATATGCAAGTACGAATTAAAAAATTACATGCAGCCGCTGTTATCCCAGCTTATTCGAAGTCGGGTGATGCTGCAATGGATTTAACGGCAATCTCCGTAGAAAAAGATGATGATGGAAATGCTGTATATGGTACGGGTCTAGCAATAGAAATACCAGATGGATATGTAGGATTGCTTTTTCCTAGATCATCAAATAGCAAAACACATTTGTATTTAACTAATCACGTAGGTGTAATTGACTCTGGATATAGAGGTGAAATTAAATTTAAGTTTCGCCCAATAAATGGATTCATTGATGCTCGTGTTTATGCAAAATATGATCGAGTAGGACAATTAATAATTTTACCATATCCACAAATTGAATTAGTTGAATCAGACGAATTATCTGACTCAGAAAGAGGTGATGGTGGATTTGGATCAACGGGTAAATAATAAACTATGTTTGGAACACAAGAAAATACATTATGGGTCGAAGCATTCCGGCCTGATACCTTAGATGGGTATATAGGTAATGAACATATTATCGAGAAGGTTAGAATCTTTATTTCTAATGGCGATGTGCCCCATTTGCTATTTTATGGAACGGCAGGTACCGGTAAGACAACATTAGCAAAAATCATTGCTGGATCTGTAGATGCGGATGTAATGTATATTAATGCATCCGATGAAAACTCAGTAGACGCAGTTCGAGATAAAGTTAAACGATATGCATCCACTGTTGGATTTAAACGTTGGAAAATTGTAATATTGGATGAAGCCGATTATTTGACACCAAATGCACAGGCAGCACTTCGTAATTTGATGGAAACATATAGCAAAACAACTAGATTTATATTAACATGCAATTATGTTGAAAAGATTATTGATCCAATTCAATCACGTTGTCAGACATTTGCAATTACACCTCCAAATAAAACGGATGTAGCAAAGCGCTTAGTTCAAGTACTTGAACAAAACAATGTGGAATATGATATTAAAGACATTGCTGCAATCATTAATGCATCGTATCCAGATATCCGCCGAGCAATTAATGCAGCACAGAGCTTTGTGGTTAATGGTAAGTTGCAATTAGATAAAACCAGTACTATTCAGGCAAATTATATGACTGAGGTATTGTCAATATTGCAAGATCCAAAAAATAAGAAAGATGTGTTTACTAAAATTCGTCAAGTCATAGCCGATAGCAAAGTTAGAGATTTTACGACACTATACACTTTTTTGTATGATAATTTGGATGAATTTGCTACGGGTCATGTAGGCGCTGTTATATTGATAATTGCTGAAGCTCAATTTAAAGACACGCACGTGGTTGACCATGAAATCAACATCATGGCAATGTTTGTTCAATTATTAAATGAAATTTAGATATTTCAATATCTTTATCTATTACAGTTATATTTATAATAAAGGACTAATATGTATATAGTTAAATGTATTGACTGTAATAATAACATAGAATTTAAATACGAAGCTAGATTTAAAAAAATTGATCATGATATGTTCAAATGTGGTAAATGTAGAAAATTAATAATAAAAAACTGTGTTATTTGTAATACTGAATTTAGAACTGCTAATAATGGTAAAACATGTAATCCTGCTTGTAAAATGAAGTTAGTTGCGTTAACAGTGAGTAATGGTCAATATGAAAATATTTCACAAATTCCAGAAGTAAAACTTAAGGTAACACAAAAAGGAAGATATTTTTCAAAGATCGACGTATCAGGACACAATAATCCACATTATGGGTATATTCATTCAGATGAAACTAAAAGGAAACAACGAATACGACGATTAGAATCATTAAATGCAAAGACTCCATGTTATCCAGGATATAATAAAACAGCCTGTACTAGGATTGACGAATATGGACAACAACATGGATATAACTTTCAACACGCAGAAAATGGCGGCGAATATTTTATTTCACAACTAGGCTACTATATAGATGGTTATGATAAAGAAAAAAATGTTGTTATTGAATATGACGAAAAACATCATTTTAAAAACAAAAAATTACGAGAAAAAGACATAAAACGTCAAAAAGAAATTGAAGATTATTTAAAATGTAAATTTATAAGAATAACTGAGTTTGACTATGAGTAAATTAAATGTAAATATCGGTCCTAATGATATGCAACCGATACAATGTAAAGAATGTGATTGTTTATACTTTAGGCAGGTAATGGCCATTAATAAAGTATCTAAACTATTAACCGGATCAGATAAAGATACGATGGTACCAGTAACAGTATTCCGTTGTGATGACTGCGGAGCAATTCCAGAAGAATTTCAGCCAATTAAAATGAAAAAATAATGGCATACTTAAATGCAAATATACCAACCGTAACCTGTTTTATTAGGAATGAGTTTTTATTCAATCACACAGCTGGATTTGGTGAATTTACATTAGCAGATGTACATAGTGTAGCTTCTATACAAAAAAGAACTGCTTTGTTTGAAGCATTTTTAGAAAATGGGGTTAATTGGACTCGCCGACCAATACATGCATTTTGCTGGAAACAGGATGCTGAAACATTACCATTAACTGAACATGTATATTGGGATTGTTTTTCTTCTTATATAGATGTACATGTACGAGAACGATTGTCTGGCTTACGGGCTGATTTAATTTCTATAACAGGCACTAAAAGATCTGGTGCTTATATGTTTACTTTAGATTGGTCACATGAAAATCGAAATGTATTAGATACAAATTTTTCAGAAACCCCAGAACATAAATGCGGTCACGTATTTAAAATGGATAATGGTAATTACTTTATTTATCCTAACAACAGAATCATATGGATGGATAATGCGTGGACATACAATCGAATTGATAAAAATCCAGGTTATAAAATTGATATGACAATTTATTCTGTAGAAGGAAATGGTGGATATGAAACCGATTATAACTATATAACTAATTTTAAACAACAAAAATAATGGCAGCTCCATTTTATAAAGCAGATGTAACAATTGTTTTTAAAACATCAACCCGTAGCAATTCTAAAACTAAAATTAAAACCTTTAGGAACAAACCAATTGATGACATATTAACAAAAAAATTGCCAGGCGTACCCGATACTGCTGTGATAGTAGAATTAGGTATTGGAGAAGTATTTGAAACTCAATGGAAACAGAAATATAAGTTATAATGGCAGAAAAAAAAGGTGCAACGATATTTGATTTTGTTGATGGGGTTACTAGTAAAAAGAAAGAATGGTCAAAGTGGTCTGATCTAGATCAATCAAAGTTTGCTCCATTTATTGTGAATCGGTGGCTGTCTATGCGGCAGGATTTAACTGAAATTATTAATGAGTTACAATGCTATACAATTGGGTTATTACGACCACAAGAAACATATCGATTGTATCACGAACTGTTACCTACTAATAAAGCATTTGCAAAATATATTAAAGGTAAGAAAGAAGACAAATTTTCGGATAAACTAATAATTCAGATTGCAGATCATTATAAAGTTAGTAAATCAGAAGCAACTGATTACGTAGAATTAATGGATCAACCATCATGTACCCGATTACTCAGTCTATATGGGTATACTGAATCAGAAATAAAAACAATGTGTAAAGGAGTTACGAAATGAGTATAAACACACAATCACATTATAAAGGTAAAGATAGCCTTTATAAATTTGCAGAAGAATGGGGTTTGAATAGCTATGAATTTGATATTATTAAACGCATTGTAAGATGTCGGCACAAAGGTTCATTTCATCAAGACTTAACAAAGACTAAAGACTTAATAGATATTTATTTAAAAGAGCAAAGACCACCTAGACAGAATATTTAGATACTAGAAATAATTATTTTCATATATTTATATTTAAAATTAAGGAAATATATGAAAAATAGTTTAGCAGAAAATATGCGAAGATTTGGTACTAAGAATCTAACCGAATCTCAAACAAATAATTATATGTTTTGGCAAAATCTTAAAACGATTGCCCACGCAGCAACCGAAATGTTAAAAATGAATCAAGATCAAATTGATACAATGATTGCAAATGGGCATGGTTGGGCAGTGGATCATGTTTCGTCATCAGCCGATGATATGGAAGAAGTGTATCATTTCATAGAAGCCAATTTATCTGACAATAAAGAACCAGGAATTGGCGATTTAAATAGAATGTAATATTAAATTATAATTTTAGAGTGTAACAGAAATGTTACACTTTTTTATATTTAAAATTAAGGAAATATATGAAAAATAGTTTAGCAGAAAATATGCGAAGATTTGGTACTAAAAATTTGAATGAAGACGGCGATCAAAACAATAACGGATACCCAGATACGTCTGAACTACCTTCAGATTGGAAACGATCAGCTGAAGAACTTATGAACGTTGGGGAAGACGGGTATGACGGTTACACTTTTGATGATGTTATTGAGGATATCTATCGCGCTATAGGTTATGGTGTTGAAGATGAAGATGAACTTAT